AAAGCAAGTAGATGAACTTCCAAATCAAGAAGTTCAATATTGATATGTTGAAAGACAGGTGCGAGATAGATTCTCGTAAATCTCCAATGATTGTCGTGATTGGCAAAAAGGATACTGGCAAATCGTTCTTGGTTCGTGATATTCTTTTTAATACCCAGCACTGTTTCCCTATTGGAACTGTTATTTCAGGCACAGAAGTCGCTAACGAGTTTTTCCAGCATATGGTTCCTTCCAAACTGATTCACGACAAATACAATCCTTCTATTGTGATGAACGTGATCAAGCGGCAATTAGGTGTAAAGACGGCACGAAACGAAGAAAAGAAACGATCAGGTGGAAATTCGGGAACTGATCCTCGTGCCTTTTTGATTCTGGACGATTGTTTGTATGATGCTTCGTGGATCAAGGAAGAGTCTACGCGCTACATTTTCATGAACGGTCGTCACATTGATGTCATGACAATCATTACGATGCAGTATCCGCTGGGTATCACACCTAATCTGCGTACGAATGTAGATTTCGTGTTTATTTTACGTGAAAGTATCGTGAATAATCGCCGTCGTATATACGACAATTATGCCGGTATGTTTCCCACGTTTGAAATGTTTTGCCAGTTCATGGACCAGTGTACTGAGAACTTTGAATGTCTAGTTATCTGTAACGGTGTTCAATCAAACAAACTAGAAGATCAGGTGTTTTGGTACAAAGCTTCTGATCACCCACCATTTCATTTATGTGATAATTCATTGTGGACCGATAACAAACCTTTTTCAAGTGCAATGTTAGCCCAAGACGAGTACTCGCCCGACGCTCTGAGAAAGAAAAGCTCAAATCCTTGGGTCAAAGTTAATCAGCAGGGCAAGGATAAACATTAATCCTTCGTAAAAATAATGGAGTCTTCGGATATTTTGTTTCAAACTAATGATGTTTGTATTTTAAATCCTAGATCCAACAGAGGAATACTAATACAAACATGGAGTAGATCTAAAAATATATGCAGAGAAGGATTGCTTTCTTATAATGAATTACGTAAAGTACATCCTGAACTTGGGTTAACAGATAGAAAAACGGCCCATCATGACCCGAAACACGATGATCTAATATTTTTTAGGGGACCATATAATTCTGATACTACTACATTTCAAAGTTCATATGACGGAAATTCACCGGAAGGTATGATAAAAAAGTATTCTGTGCCATCAAAGGAATCGGCAATTGCTCTAATACGAATTGACCCAGAAAAAACGTTTGTTTATTCATCCAAAACAAGAGCCAAAGGTACTTATTCTGATTTACAGTCATCGCGAATACCGATGACAGAATATTTAAGAAGAATAGATGGTCATTCAAAGTTTGGATATTCTGGAAATCCTTGCAGTAACATAATAACATACGAAAAAAGAAGGTTCCCTACCCCAAATTGTACGTATCCATGGATAGCAGGATTTCCAATTGAACGTAATTCCGAAGTAGTAGTAGAGGTTCCAAGAATTCCACCAGAATGGCTTGTAAGCTGTGACAGCAATGGTGGACGTAGGAAGAAGAATGCATATAAAACTCGTCGCTCAACACGTCGCCGCCGTCAGACCAAGCGTCGTTAAGAACTGGGTTTGAGAACCCATAATGTAATGCAGGATCTCGCCCGTCACGAATGTAGCGAGCAACGTTACCCAGAATTCGGTATTAAACACATAAGCTAACAGTATTGCCAACAGAACTGTTCCAATACTGTCAACTACTGCAAATCCCAAAAAGCGAGTACTGTGTGCGCCCTGCCGGGGCTTTCCGAAAATGAAAGCGTATGGGCAGCTCATTATATCTTATGCTCTACGAAAGTCTTGATAGCGTCTTTCTTCCATACTGCGACTGAACAAATATCAAACGTCGAATACCAAATGTACTTCTGTCGAGCCTTAGCTATGTTCGGCGTCTTAATAAAAATTCCAGATTTGCCCGTGTCCTTTTTCACTTTGTCCCAATCAATACTATAAAACTTATCATCTCCAGAAAACTGGTCGTTGAATTCTTTAATATCCTTAACGGTTTCCAAGACAATTAACTTCGATTCATCCAATTCAGCAATGTATTCGTATTTGTAACTCTCAAGCCAATCATCACCCATTTCGCCTCGAACCCATTCCTTCCAGTCGTCTCCACATGCAAACCACAACCCTTTGGGTTTCACATTCATACCTAGTTTTTTAGGCGTATGAAACTTTTCAATTTCGGTTTTTGATAAGTGTGTAAACTTCATTATTTATTACAGTAGGTTACTGTTTAAAGCTCTCGAGGCGCGCCACCTTCAGCAGGGTGAACATTATCTTCAATGGCACGACCAATATCCGACGTATCAGCAACACCCGCATCAGTCTTGGCATCCTCCAAATTCTTACGACGGCGCTCAGCGTTCTCCTTCTTCTGCTGCTCAATTCGCTGAGCCTTCTCCTCCTCAAAGAAGATCTCGCGATTCACCTCGTTCTCCTTGTACCGGCGCATCATCTCGTTCAGTTCCTTCTCGGCATACTCTACTTCGGGCATCATGTTCTCAGATGGATCCCATGGCAGCCATGCACCGACCTTGCCGATATACAGGTTGTCATTAGGGTACCGGCGCTGAAGAACCTTGGCATACGTCTGGCACTCCTCAAGATTCGCAAACACGCGACGGAGCTTGACGCCACGGACATTGGTCTGGAACTCTACCTTCTCATTGAACTGCGCCTCAATCTCCTTCTCGTTCTTCAAAAGAAAAACCTGGTACTGTTCGTGGACATCTGTCTTCCGGACCTCGGTCTCATGTACCTTCTTGAACTCCTCCATATCCTTGAACAGATCATCAATCTTCAAAGAATACTTCTTGGAAATGAAAGCCATGAGATGTTCCAAACCCTTGACCTTCCAATCATACGCCATCCACTCCACAAACTTCTCATTGTAAAACTCAGCCTTCTGCTTAACCACCTTTTCGGGCGAAATGAAGGAAATAATGCAGTACCGCTGCGTAGGGATTTCGGGATCTTCCTCCAGAAAATCTACAATCTGTCCATTCTCATCACGTGCAGGAATAGTTTCGCGAGGCATTTGTTTACTGTATTCACGGCGTGTTAAAGTCGTTAATTCTAACGAATCTCTACTTATAATAATGGTGACTTACCGATTTAATGCTCATACTAAGGAAATAGATACTGAAATCCAAGAACTGTTTCGTCGTAGTGTTCCTTCTTCGTGGAAACAAGTGAAAGGCGATGCAGATGTAGAAATGCTGATGGCTATTCCCATCGTTCCTTTGAAAACAAATCCGAATGTCAAGTTACTCAATGTAGTTACCGGATCGTCTAAACATATTGTCACTGTGAAGTCTCGGTTGTATGAACGATTTTCAGAGTACCCTTGGGTTCCTGCTTCCAAAACTATTACTGATAGTATACCGATAATCCGATCTTTGAAAATACTGAAGCCTACGGAAGGATACCGTGGTATGGGTATTGCGCTCGTTCATACCAAAAAAGAAGCAGAAGAATGGATTCAGAAGAATCCTGAGTACAAGGAATGGGTACTTCAAAACTATATTCAGCCCGCGACTTATTTGGGTCACAAGTTTCATTTACGTGTCTACCTTCTGATCAACTGTTCATCTCGTGGAATTCGGTCAGCATGGTTAGCAAAGAAGAACTTTTTAGTTCAGGCTATCAAGCCTTACAAGAATTCGGATTACGGCAATAAAGAGATCCACGATACCCATATGAAACATGGCCATTTGTTCATTTTCCCTGACTCTAAGCCCGATGGATGGGATGATGCGGCAGTTTCGCGATCACAAACTCAAGTAGCGAATATCATGAAGACTATTCTGGCAGAAGAGCATAATTTCAAGGCTGATTGGAAAGCTCAGAATGGTTTCCAGGTATTTGGAATTGATGTGATGTTTCAGGAAGGAACAAATAAACCGTTTATCCTAGAATTCAATACCAAAGCTGAATTGGGACTACGCGAAATTCTGTTGTTCTATCCGTCTTTTTATCAGCATGGTGTCGGGGATATGTTCGGCATAGATTTCTTGCACGGATCGCCCGATTTATTTGAGCGAGTTTTATAATGATAGGTACTCCATCACAGTACTCTCCTTCCAAACTTGTGGGACTTAAATCGCCCGAATCTTTGGAGAAGGGTGAGTACTTTATGAACATCAAAGAGAACAACACGATTGTGGGTTCTCTTTGGGTCAAGAAGTATAATAATACATACATTTTTCGTGATATATTTGTGATTCCCGATTATCGTCGTCAAGGTATTGCTTCCCAAATGATTACTGCGATGTTGAAACACTTGAAACCCAAGAAGTTGCCTATTTTTCTTTATGTGGACTCGGACAACAAGGCTGCGATGTCGGCGTATGTGAAACTTGGTTTTGAAAAAGTCAAGAAGGGAGCTTACGGCGATAAATATGAGTACAAAGAGTAATGTACGGGATTCTAATTTGTGGTCCTCCCGGGACTGGAAAGTCTACCAATATTCAAAAAATGTTGGATCAAGCAGGATTTGATGAAGAGTACATTTTGGCTGATCCCGATAAGTTATCTGGCGACCATACCGAACAATCAAAAAAGGCTTTGGAGTTAGTTGATGAAGCAATATCTTCCAAGAAAAGTGTCGTGTACGTTGGAGCATGTCACGGTATTCGCACTATAAATTTGATACTGAAAAAGATGAAGGATCATAAGTACCATACAGTTGTGGCAATAGCGTATACTACTATTCCTACAGCTTTGAAACGTATTGCTGCCCGAACTCATCAGCCCTTGGATGCAGATATTGCTTCGGAAGTTCACCAATTTTTCAAGACCAAAGCTGAGCGGTATATGACTCTACCCAACATTGATGAGTTGTACTTGTACAATAACGAAACAGAGTTCAATCTTCTACTTTCTAAAAAAAAGAAGAAGGTTGTATGTACTGATCCAAACGGGGAATTCTACTTTGATATTTCCAACTATTGTTGACTTAAACTGTGGTATTAGGTTTGCACTGACCTATTCCTTTGGTTTGTTGCATCATGATTGGAGCAGGACAGTTCTTGCACGGACACTGAGTATGATCAAATCCCAAAATGTGTCCTATTTCGTGCGAAACCATATATTGGCGATAATTGTCTAACGATAACTTACTTTTTGTAGCGCCATGGTACCATCGTTCTGAATTCAGCCACACCTTTTTACCACCTAGTTCAGCACATGACAATTTACCATCCAATCCACACTCTTTATCAATTGTGGATTGAGACGACAAGTGAATTGTGACATCTTGATTAAAAGAAACAGGCTCAAAAAAGTATCCTTTCTTGGACCATCCGTCTGGATCGTTGAGATAAGTTACAACATAAAACTCAATTTGTCCCAAAGGAATACTGTACCTTTTTTCAACGTCTGAGTCAACTACAACTTTGACTTTAATCCTCCGCATTGTCCTTCGTTCCCAATAATTTCTCTGTCCTTTTCTATAAAAATGCCCGAGCAGAAGTCTGTTGCCGCCCCTGCTGGAGTTGACTTTGCCGACCTAACGACCCGCGCCGTGAAGTATGCCTTTGAGGGCCTAGCCGTCGCGATTGCGGCTTACCTTTTACCCGGCAAGGGCCTCAAGCTGTCCGAGATCGGCATGATTGCCCTCGTTGCCCTGGCTACGTTCGCCATCCTCGATATCTATGCCCCCAGCGTAGGCTCGTCGGCGCGCACGGGTGCCGGCTTCGGTATTGGC